ACACTTTAGATGCACCACCTTCACCTGCTTTGAAGTAGTTATTTCCAGATGAATCTTGTAAGCGTAAGTCATTACCAGCAGATATATTTAAATCACCAGAACCTACATCTTTAATTAAACTGTTAGACCCATCATGGTAAATCTGTAGGTCTTGCCCCGCACCGAATCGGGCTTTGACGTTGTCATTGAAGTCAAGGTTACCTGTGATGGTGTCACCAGACGCCTCGACCTTGTCGGTGTTCAAGTTCGTGAAGTTGTTATCTAGCTCAGTATGCGTGAGCGCAGAGCCCTTTCCAGAGCGCGTCGTGATTGTAGCCATCGATAGTTACCTTAATTAGTCGAGACGGATTTTCAGGTTGCCCGCAGCAATACGGAAGATGTCACCCGTGGTGATCGTCTTAGGTAGCGCTGTAGAAAAATCCGCAGGGTCAGTTAATTCAGCATAAGCCAGCAAGTTGCCGCCTGTAGAGGCATCAAATACGCCAGCGTGCGAGATTGTTCCTTGGTTGCCTGTGGCAGTAGGGAACTCAATCGCCGCGTCGTTGTCGGCTTCTGTTGGGTTAGTGCCAGAAACAGACATAGCAGCAGATTGCCGCGCGTAACCGCTTCCAGATACTTCAGTGCCGCCGCCAGTCTCGCCGGGTGCCGCAGTGAAAAGTGCAACGTAAAGAGTTGAAGGCGCAGTATACGCAGTGCCACCAAATACGTGGTTGAGTACCTTGTCTTCGAGGTAGTTTGTAAAGCTCATCGGGTATGTCTCCTTTGCGGTCCTCCCAGACCACGTACTTTCAGTGTCAAGCCCGAACCACTCATGCGAGAGCGCTCCGAGGCCTCATTTAACTTCTGTACAGCCGCACCATATAGCTGTGCCCATGTAGACGCCCTTCCATCTTCCTGCAAGTAAGGCGCCGAGTGTAGTAAGGCACCGTAAAGGTAGATATCAGGAGCATCCAGCAGGAGCCAATTATCGGCAGTGCTGTCGCCCAGTGCCCCAATTTTACCATAGTAAAGCAGCTCAAGGGTGTATGTGCCGTCTGGCGTGGGAAACAGCTCAATCGAAGAGTCAGCATGCGAGTAGTACGCAGGCCTGCCAGTGGCGTCGTTATCAGCCATGCGCTTATCGGCAATCGTGTCCCGGGACGCAAGGTTGAGAGAGTACGTGCCACTACCTGTTAGGTGGGCTTGGATGGTCTCAAGCCAATCATTAGGCAGCTTGGAGTATTCACTATCTACCTGCGCCGTTGCGCGCTTCTCCATCTTCCAGTGACGAATGTCCCGATTGATCTGCGCCTCTGCAAGAGCAATAAACGTGGGAATGACCGCTGTTAAGTCTTCACGGTTCAGGAAGTCAGCGATAGAGCTTTTCAGCTCAGTGTAGTTAGTCAGTGCCATTACTTACGCTTCTTAGCCGTCTTGGCTGCTTTCTTGAACTGCTTAGCTGTAGGTGCGCCCTTCTCGCCGGCTTTACGCATCTTCTCGCCGCTCCCGGCTTTGATACGCTTACGCTTGGCTTGGATGTTGGCGTACAGGCCCTTCTTCTTACTTGGCATAACTTTTGCCTCGCTTCTTGGCCCTGCACTTACCGGCCGCCTTACAGAGAGATGGTGTTGGACAGCCTGCACAAGGCTTGAATTTATTTGCCACGTTTCTTCCCCTTTCTCTTCTTACCGTAACCACATGCCATTTACTTTCTCCTCGACTTCGTACCGGAACACTTCCAGCGCTTACGTGAAAGCCTAAGTGGTGAGTTAGGATTGGCAGCCGCTTTCGGGTGTTTCTTCATCTGACCAGAAGAGCGCGCACAATAGGCGTCGCCTTTACTGGTTCCGGGCCGTACTCGCGACTTACCATCCTTGGCCTTTCCGGCTTGCCCATACGAAACTTTCTTGCCGGAGGCCGTTACCTTTACTTTTGCCTTACCTTTTCTCGGTGTAGCCATATTATACCACCACCTTTATACTACTCCGCATGGATACTAAAGACCTATCACAAAACGCTTTAGATTGGATCGCAGCAATAGAAGTCAGCCCTTTTGATTGGGTTGATGGTTTGCTCGAAACGATGCTCGACCATGATTGCGTAGCTGAAAACGAAAAAGCAGTCATATTACGGCGCTATCAGTCCCTTCTTAATTAATTCATCGAGCGTTGCTTGATCAAACGCCCCTATAAGCCCAGCTTGCATTGCCTTGCCGACAGGCGCAGGTAACGCTGCTGCCTCCAGATTATGTCCTCGCGCCGTCATCTCTGGCACAAACGGCTTCTTCGACGACCGAATTAATGGATTTAAGTCAGACAGCAAATTTGCGCCCTCGCCAAACTCACCAAGGTACGAACCCATGAGGTCAGTGTTGTACGACGGGTGAATGCCGGGCTGAGCCGGCTTCATTAAATCTAGCACCCCAGCCTGACGTAAATTGCCGACACGCGGGGTTAATTGATTTGGATCTACAATCGCCGCACGCGCCTGTGAAAGATTTATACCAGCAACATCGCGATATTCATCTATTGCCTTTGTTACCGCCTTTCGGTTGCCGCCTGCATTTGCAAGCCACTCATCGGCTTTCGGGCTATCTATACCGGGCCAATCTGGTTGCGGCTTAAACTCACCAGTCTTTGTTCCTGCACCCTCGCGAATGCGCTCATCTAGCGCCTTCTTATCGGCCTTTTTCATGTTCTGCCGAGCAATAGGAACCATAATGTCGGAAGTCATTGTGGCAAAATCTGTGCTCGCGCCGCCCATTTGATATGGAATGTATAAAGGCGATCTACTCACGCCGGGCAGTTGTGATGCAGCTTTTGCGGCGTTACTTAACCCTGTAACTGCGCCCGCGTCTGAAGCCCATAAGACTCCCTTCTCTACATTCTGCGGTTGCCGCATGTAATCTTGACCACCGAAGCGAACCATATCTACCGGTTGATCGTTTACAGCCACGACACGCGACAAGTCGCCACGACTAGTATCGGCCATACCAGAAACAAAGCCGCGGCCTTCGAGATCTTCTGCACTCAATAATCGATTAGGCACAAGGTCTACACCCGGCTCTACATCCAGTCTCATAGTGTTAACAGACTCTGGATCGCCTACTCGCTGCAACAATCCCGTATCACGCGTAACGACAGGAACATCTTCAGCAATGCCTAATGCGCCTTTGTATGCGCCTCGACCAAACGGAATCATCCCGGCAAGTATACCGCCGGCACCAAGAGCCATGCCGAGCGTATCGTCGTTCTTGTACGCATCAAAGGTTTCAGATACGCCTTTCGCAGCACCGATAAATGGCAAGAAGTCCATCCCCATCGATATATACTCAGCACGCTCTCTATCCTCTTCTGAGCCGCCCATCTGCTCTGTTAGGTAATCAACCATCTTGTCTGTTAAGCCTTCGTACAGCTCGCTCTCTGGCGTTTTAGGGGTAACCATCGAAGCTACGCCTACAGTAGATTGAGTTGCGGCATCCAAAAGAGACGGCGATTGCGACCCGCCTTGGAAGCCAAGGATGTTGGAGCCTTTGTACTCAGGGTCAAATGCGGCGAACAGGGAGCGAACATTGCTAGGATCAAATGTATTTTGCTCACGAACATTATACGAGCGCATACCATCAGAACCACGACCTTGTATCTCAAGGCCAGTAATACCCTCTCGCTCTAATCTTGTCGCAAGCTCGCTAGCGCCCTCTGTTGTGGGCTCAGATAGCGTAGCAATCGGTATGTCAGGGTTCTGCTTTAACGCTTCAAATCGCTCCATCCTATCGCCACGTAACAGCAAAGGCATCACATTTGCGCCTTCGCTGACTAACAGCTCTTCATCGAGCAGTCCACGATCGTCATAGACACCACTGCGAGGTATACGATGGCCGGGTGTAGAGTAACTGCCTGCAATAACAGGGGATGGTGACGTATAAATGCCCGGCCCCATTTTACCGCGCGCGCTAGGTTCAAACTCTGCAATATCAGCTCTCGTTCCGTGATAAGCAACATTTGAGGGATCAAAGCCCATAGCCTCGGCACGCTGCATACGAGACGCTGTATCCATTGGGAGGTCGCCAGAAGCAATGCGCTCGGCCACCTGCTCGGG